GTGAGTGCAGCCGTTAAGCCGCTTTCCGATGAACTTGCCCAGTTTAAGGCAGAGAAATCACAAGCCACCCGGCAAGAACAGATTTTAGCGAAGGCTGAGGAGTATGGTATTCCCAAAGAATTTGCCAATGATTTCAAGATTGCAGATGATGCTGATTTGGACTTGTATTTCAAGGACAAACAGCAGGCGTTTGCAAACTATGGCTTCAAAGGTGTAACCCCTCCCGAATCAGCAGAGCGAAGGATTGAAAAGGAAAATGAATCTATTGCCGGGATGATTTCGGAAGGAACAAAAACTATTGTTGAATCTAAAAAGTAAAATTTATGGCAGCAGGTACTAAGTATAACTTGACTCCGGAATACAAGCCGGAAGAGTTTTACCGTGTTGAGACGGGTGTTAGAAAGAGCGGCCCTTGGAAGTTGGATATTGCCAACCTCGTAGTAGGCTCCGTTCTTCCTGTGTTCACTCCGATACAAGCGGATTTAAAAAAACGTACTATCGTTCCCGTCCGCAACTTTAGGGTAGTGGAAGCATACACTACTGGGGATTCCGCTTTGTCTATCAAAGTGGCTAAAGGCTCTTTGGCTTATGTAGGCATGTTTATCGGCAGCGGGAAGAAAGGCGCAGAGGTGACAGCTATTGACAAGACAAACAAAGCCTATGACGTATTGACTATCAAAGCAGCTTTCGGTGAGAACATCGCCAAAGATGCGGTTTTGTTTGAAGCGACTGCGGTCGCTGGTACGTCAAAGAAGAATACCTCGAACTTCGTTCTTTTCGATGCGAAGAAAGTGGAGGATGATGGCCCGGTTCTTTGTACCCTCTTGATGCAGGCTTACGAAGTGAAGGAATCCAAACTTCCGATGCCTATTCACGAACTGGATAAGGTAGGTTTGACCTCTCGTTTCCAGTTTGAGTAATTAACCATTAAAAAATAGAGTTATGAATCTGACTATACAGACTTTATTTTCAGACCCTATGATTGTGAACGCGGTTATTGACCGTGTTTTGCAAACGAGACAAGATAGAATCTACTGGCAGCAGTACGGCTCATTCCTCGAAACCAAGACACGTGTGTTCAAAACATACTTGGGGACGGTTACGGGTGTGATGGCTGGTTCTATCATTGGCAAGAACGACCAGAAGCCTATCCGTGAAAGACGTTCACTTGGAAGTGGCTACACTGAAATCGCTTATTTGGGCGACCGCTATCAGATGGATATTGAGAGATTGTCCCAGTTGCAGGATATTCTTGACAAGTTCAACGCTGCCAACACAGCCGACCAGCGCACTATCTTGAACGAGATTATCGACTTCATCTATGACGACTACCGTCAAATCCTGCTTGCTCCGCACAAGCGTATGGATATTGTCACTGGTGAGTTATTGATGACCGGTAAAGCGAAAGTGCACTTGGCAGATAATAAAGAGAATATCGAATTGCTCGATATTGATTTGCCGTTTAAGTTCTTGAAACCAGAAGTTGCCGTAAGGACTACATTCATCTCTTATCTGAAAGAGCAAATTGAAGCGTTGAAAGCGAAGTATGGCGTATTCTCCAAAATGATTATGTCAAGAGGTACGTTCAACAAGAACATTGTAGGCAGCAAGGAGTTCGGGGAAACATTCAAGATGATTCTTGGAAGTAACCAGTTCTATGTGAGCGGCGGTTTGATTACCTCTCAAATGGCATCCAGTGTATTCTCCGGCATTGGTCTTCCGACTATCGAAATCAAGGAGGACTACGTGGAAAATCAGAACGGCGAGAACGTGCAGATTTACGCAGACGACCGCATTACTCTTTTGCAGAGTGACAACGTGATGCGTATGCGACACCACAGACCGTATGTGATGACCGACCCCGTTCCGGGACGTAACTATTCACAATCAGAAGGACAGATGTCTATCTGTAACTATCGTGACGAGGAAGGTAGATACATGGAGTACACTGCCGAGTGGATTCCTGAGTTTATCGCTCCGAACAAGATTGTGAACATTGACCTTTCAACGATGAACGCATGACGGTCAACGAATACATATCACAGAAGTTCCAGTCTTTCGGCATTCAGTTGTCGGAAGCTGACCTTTTGGATATGTGTCTAAATGCGGAGATAAGCGGAGAGGATGAGATGGGCGAGGATTGCCACGGTCGTGTCTTCGTGGCAATTGCGAAGTTCATCCCCTCTCTATTGCTTCGTGCGACTTCTATCAGTGAAAGCGGTTTCTCGATGTCTTGGAACATTCAAGGCATTAAGGACTACTACTCATGGCTGTGCAAGCAGTACGGATTGAAAGACGAGTTAAGTAACAAACCCAAAGTGACCTTCTTATGATATTCACTCCACACATATTGCAAGTAAAGGTTGTCACCTCTATGGAAAAGGACGAGTTTGGCAGACCCATTCCCGGTACAGGTGGTGAAAGCTGGCAGGACGTATGCAAGTGCCGTTGTGATGATAACACTACCAAAGAGTTTTCATCAGATAATGGCTCTGTGTACCGCCCTAACTATCATGTGGTATGTGAGAAGAGAATCACCATTAAGGCTGGCGATGAAGTCCGCTGCATGGATGGTGAGAACGTAAGAGGCCAAGGCGAGGTTTACATAGTGAAGAGTACGAACCACTTTAACTACTCGGAGTTATGGATGTAGATTTCGATTCCTTTTTCGATGAAGGAGAATGGGAAGTCGAGAAGAAGATGATTGATGTGGGCGATGAAGCTGTGAAGTACGCGGAGGAACACGGCAATTATCAAGACCACACGCTCACTTTGAGAACGTCCAACAAGTATGATGTAGATAAGGATGGCTTGACGCTCTACAATGATGCAGAATCGCTGAAAGGCTATCAATATGCGTCTAACGTGGAATCTAAGGGGTTTGATGTTTTGAGTGGCGCAGCTCTATATGCGGAGAAACGATTAAAAGAAGAATTTGAACAATGATAGTAACTACCGACATAGGAAACATTCTCTACCGGGATTGCAAATCTTTCGGGATAGATGAAGTTTATCAAAAGGGGAATATCCCTCCTATACCGTCAGACGCTGATTATCAGCTAAAAACAGAACGTATTGATATACATCCTAAATCCCAATCTCCCGAAACCTACTGGAAGAAAGGATTTGTAGAAGTAAATCTCTGTGTTCCTGACTTAAGCCTGAATACCGCTAACCTTATTAGGTTGAGTGAACTTGAAAGGCAGGCTATGGCAACATTGAATGGTGTCTGTGGTAAATATAATGGCACAACCTATCATTATTCTATCGAATCAATCGGTACGGAAGCGGACACAGCTTTGAAGTGTCATTATGTAAATGTGAGAATTTTGTTTCAAGTTTTAAATGTTAAATTGTAAAATTATGATTTCAGCAGTAGGAATTAAAAGAATCTTGTTTGCCGACATTGACAAGGTAACGACAGACATTACCCCCGAAGTTGCAAAAACTTTGATTCAAGCGGCGATTACCGCTAAAGATGAAGTAAGTAATGTACATGGGGAGACGTGGCAGATTGAAGAAACGGAAGCATCTGTCACAGGTTATAAAAACCAGTTGACCGGTCAGACGTATCGTTATGATACCACACCCGGAGAATTGTCCCCCTCTTTCTCCATTGGTCAGTATGACTATGAAACGAAAGCGAAGCTGATGGGCGGTGAAGCTGTTAAGAAAGGAGGCTCGGGAGCTGACAAAGACAGTATTATTGGTTGGAAACGCGCCAAAGGTAAGGTTGTAATAAGTAAAGCTCTTTTCTGTTTGACAGACGATAATGTATGGTTTATCTTCCCGAACTGCCAAATTGTAGCTCGTGAAGCTAACACGGACAAGGCAATTGCTATCGCTGTCAAAGGTTTGGTTCAAGAACCGGTCATCGAAGACGTTTCTTCCGAATACAATTTCGATGAAACGGAGGTAAAGGCATTGACCCCGGTGGAATAAGGTAAAAAGTTGAATGATAGAGGGGTGAAAGTGTCACCCTTCTTAAAATGAATAATATGGATAAAGGTGCAACGATAGTTTCGGCTTCGATAATCGGAGCGGATTTTGCGAATGTCATGGTGAATGGTAAGTGTTACACCGTTTTTCCGCCTACCATACATAAATTGGCTGGTGCCGGTATGTATCTTTCCGAGTTGGGCGATGAACAAACTGTGCGTGATGTGATTAGAAGCGTCAATGACTCCAAAAGGCTTGCACATGCTTTCTCATGGCTTGTACAAGGGGATGACGGACTATTCGATGAGTTGTCCAATGGTACATTTGATGAACTTGTGGACGCTATTAGCGAGGCTTATTCTCTTATTTCTGTTGAAAATTTTACCAAGCTATCAGTTTTAGCGAAGAACGTAGCAAGTCTGATAGCAAAACAGAAGTAATCGGAAACGATTGCCTACTCGGACAGATTGCAACGTTCATGGAAAATCTGCATCTGTCGTATCGGGAAGTGGTTTATGAAATACCATATAGAAACTTAATTATCATGCAAAAGGATAAACTTCATGTCTGTTATGGTGAAAGGGTGAATAAAATCAGTGGAAAGGAATTGGCGAATCGTAGAAAAAGAAGATAATGGGTAAAGAAAAAGCCGGGTTTCTCCGGCTTTATATATTTTGTTTGAAAACGTACTTTTTATGAAAGCAAACGTATATTTTTGTCATTGATTATTTGGGCCTTATTGGTAGCTCTAATAATTATTTTATCATTGATTAGAATATCTAAAATGGATTCTTCAACACCGTTATGTTTAATAGGAAATACCCATGAATTGAATCCCTCCATAAGATTAGGAAATGAGATGATAGCATGTACAATTTTGTCATTAGCAATAATTCCTTTATTCCTAAAATATGTGACAGTAGCTTTAATTTGTTCAATCATACAATATGGGTAATTTGCTGCAGGCTTTTGTGCAGCTGAAATATTTTTTGCATATTTTGTTTCGATAAATAACACCCACTCTTCTTGATTACAATTTATTGGGAAAAGTACACATTCACATTGTTTTGAGTATGTACTATTTGTTATAGGTAAGGCATTATCTAAGAAACCATCAAAGAAAATATGAATATTATTTTCATTTTCTAAATGTACAGAATTTATGATGGAATTCTTAGCTCCCGAGATTTCAACCTTGCCTCCATTAGTATTTTTCCAATCTACAATGTATAGATTTGGATTGTAGATAGAGCAAATTGAATGTTTGAGTTTACATCTATAGAATTTCTTCAGTAATCTATTTTTCATTGCTTTGGGGTGAAATAGTTAAGCATTGTGTAATATTCATCCATTGTTTCATTCATTATTTCATTAAAATAATGTTTTCCAATACTATTAGTATGGGGTTCCTGTATGGAAAATATTTCACCATCTTTTATTTGCCATGCAGAAACTAGTTTAGGGTTAATCCATGAATTGTAACTTTCCAAAGAATTTGCAATATCTTTTGGCATACTATCCTTTACAAGCCAACCCATTATACAATTATTCAAAGAGTAGAGTATATATGGACTGTGAGTGGTGATAATAGCTGTATCCTCTTTTCTTTCTTGAATAGAATGAATTAGATAGTAGAGGACAGATTTCTGAACACTAGGGAATAAGTTGAGTTCAGGCTCCTCTATGTATAGTTTAGTTCCATTGTTTTTTATAAAGCATTTAAATTTTTCAACGAAATTGATGATAATTTTTATTTCATTTCGATTAAGTTCATTTGGTCTTTTTCCAAGGAGATTACTTAAACTATTTTCTTCAATATTAAATTCTGATGAAATATCATTTCTTATTTTTGAGAAAATACGTAAGTCTTTTTCCTGGGAGGCTACACTTTGAGGTTCTTCATTTTCATAAATCCATTTAGTAAAATAGTCAGTTAAAATATGAAGAGGAACATATGATTGAATACCACTTGAAGCACTTATTAATGAAATTTTACTTCCATCTTTGTTTACTATATAGTCGGCTTCCTTATCTTCATCAAAGAAATATTCAATATCTAACGATGGTATGTAAGTACTATTATTTGCTTTATGCAATTTTCTTGATGTATTCCAATCACTCATGAAATTCCTAATGTTATTATCAGGTAAGCTTACTTCTTTCCAATCGGATATAATAGAGATGATATTACGTTCTGCTGGAATATATGAAAGTTTTGCTCTCTTATATTTTGATTTATTAATCCACTGCAAATTAGGCATTTTTTGTGGATGTGTATATTCAATCTTTAAAATTTCGGATTTGTAATATATGTATGAATTATCTCGTAAATATCCATCTAATTTATGGAAGACAATTAAACTGTTAATAAAAATGTCATCTTTAAGAAAAAAGTCAAAAGATTGTTCTAATGAAACTTTCTTTTCTACCCATGAGCAAAAGCATGCAATTTTGTTAATAGTGCTTTTACCTGAACTTTGCGGACCTATAATCACATTTACTTTATTTAATGTAATATTTATGTCTTTTATTGGTCCTATGTTCTTAATTATTAATTGTGCCATTGATTATTGGGTTAGTTTATTGTGCAAATATAGTGTTATTAAATAATGAAATAACAAAATATAGCGTTATTTGTTATCATTTATAGGGATATATTCATAATTTTTCCGCTAACTTTTTAATATCATCCTTACTATTGATAACATGGGTGCTGTCGCCTATGCGGACAGCTCCTATAACTTCATCGGAAGATTTTTCAAATAGGTCTGTTACTTCAACTCCGAGGGCATCCGCTATTTTGGAAAGGGTTTCAATGGTAGGATTGCCTTTTGATAATGTATTAGCTAATGTCGAACGGGCTACCCCCATTTTATCAGCTAATTCCTGTAAGGTGATGCCTTGCATTTTGCAGTGTTCGGTAATTCTTAGATTCATAATCGTGGACTTTAATTTCATACAAAGGTACGTTTCTTTGTGTATTGTACTATTATAATGGTATTAAATAAGGTTAATATACTAATTAAATAGTTCTTTTCTTTTTGAATTATACTATTTAAGTAGTATGTTTGCATTATCAAAGTACAACAAAATAGTATAAATGCTAAAATATACAATTATGAAACGCTACAACTTATCTCAAATTATGAAAGCCGCCCACCAGATTAAGAAGTACATGAAACTGTATTCACTTACTCATGGGGTAAAGACTTGGGCGGACTGTCTTAAACTTGCTTGGGCTGATGAAAAGAAACGTGTTTCCAATGAAGAAGCAAGAACCGCAGAGAAAGAAGCCATGAGAGCCGCTTTAGTTGAACCTATCAAGCGCAGCTCTTATGATGATTTGTCAATCCCGGCATCTGCTTACTATAATCCGTATAGCTACGGACGTTTCGGTTCTCATTACGTAGGTGACTAACTTAACTATTAATATCATGGAAGAAAACAAACAACTTGTAAGCAATATATGTACCTCTATCGAGGAACTTGGCAATGTGATAGCAAATAATGTAACCGCATCACATAAGGACTATGAGAGGATGATTGCCGCTCTGGATAGTTCAATAGCCGAAATGAAGAAAAGATTAGGAAATGATTGCCGCGTAAACAGATAATATGATTGCTACATAAAAATCAAGGACGACTGCACGTTGGACTGATGCCCCATCGTCAATACGGGCGGTGGGTGTGGCAAATAAAATAGAACTTATAGTACTAACACATAAAATGAATGAACATGAAAACAGAAATTATTAAAAGGAACAATTCTTCTTCGTATGAAGTTGATTTGATTGAAGTAAGAGGCGGGCAAGCGGTAACATCCTCATTAGTAGTTGCCGAGTATTTTGGTAAAGCGCATAAAGATGTGCTACGGGCTATTAAAGCATTGGATTGTAGTAGCTTGTTTCGAGAGCGCAATTTTGCGCCTTCGTTGTATTTCAAAGAATTAGCTAATAATGGGCATAAAGAACTCCCCATGTACTACCTCACCCGTGACGGCTTCACTTTCTTGGCTATGGGCTTTACTGGTAAGGTAGCCGCCCAGTTCAAAGAAGCGTACATTAATGCCTTCAACGAAATGGAAGAAGTGCTTCGTAAGAATGATTGCACCAAATATGCCGAAAAGATATTCAAGTCCGAACTGAACCGTTTCAATAAACGGTTGAAAGAAACTGCGAAAAGAATGAGAGACGAAAAAGGTCTTGGATATGGTGCTTATGGCGAAATAATGGCAGGCGTCTTTGACTGTGACAAACTTCCATTTCAAGAAAGATTGCGTAATATCTTCGCCCAGATAGGAAACGCTTATGTAGAGGGTTATTATTTGGCAGGTCAATATATAAATGCTGACAATCAAAACAAGCAGATACGCAAGTTGATTTCTGATTTTGAGGGAAAGCTGGTAGAGGGATTTAGGATATATCCGAGCATATAAACACGATTATTAAAAGGCAGTCCGCACGACTTTAAGGCTGCCTTTTGCACTTCACAGTCCTACTACCCAAAAGTGAATTTCCTCATACGGTTTTTTGAAACAATTAGCCAAATGTTTGTTTTGAGGTTTGCAAATTTTAGGACGAGTGTTTGGTGATTGATAACTTTGTACTAAAATAAAATGCGCTTCGTGACGGTTGCGTTTGAAAAAATATTAGGGCATTTCTTTTAAGAGGTAAACCGTCACAATAGACCTCTTTTTAGATTTGCTCTTTTCTTTTGGTGAAAGTGAGGATTTGCCAAAAGGTTATATGCCAAGCGTGGCAGGTCAAGGCAGAAGCGAGTAATGGCGTAACGGGGTTCGATTCCCTATCTGCTACTAAATCAGTCAAAATAAAATCCCCGAAAGCGGAAGTGACTGAACCGCTGACGGGGACATGTTAAATTCGGGTTTTACAGTGTATGAACAAAGAAACCATAAATGAACCTAAATTCATACGGTACAAAGATAAGCAAATATCTTATTGTACCTACAATGGCAGGACATATATTTCCTGCAAAGGGTTTAATCCTAATGTAGGGATAAGCATAAGCGAGTGGAAATCAAAGAATATGCCAAGAATAAGAGCGTATGCAGCCGAAAATGGTCTAAAGCTAAGAGAGACTATGTATTTCGGCAGATACTTGGAAATAGGCATAGCCTTGATGTACTTCGCAAACAATAGAGAATTGACAGAATGTGTAAAACAACAGATTGGTAACTTAAATTCAAAAGATATGAATGAAATGCAAGTCTTACAGAAAACTACCTTGTTAGGTAGAGAACTTACCGTTTACGGTAATGCCGAGAATCCGTTATTTCTTGCTAAAGATGTAGCAGAATGGATTAATCATTCTAATGTAACAGAAATGCTACGTACGATTGATGAAGATGAAAAGCTGACCTCAATAATCCTTAGGGCAGGTCAAAACCGAGAGGTTAATCTTCTCACAGAAAACGGCTTATATGAAGTGTTGATGCAAAGCCGCAAACCAATAGCCAAACAATTCAAGAAAGGCGTAAAAGCTATCCTGAAAGAAATCCGTACCAAAGGGGGATATATGACGGTCAAGGCAGATGATACACCGGAAGAAATCATGGCTAAGGCAATACTTCTTGCAAATTCCACCATTGAAAGGCAGAAAGAACGCATTTCGGTACTTGAAACCGAAAAGCATTTGGCAGAAGAGCAAAATAAGCTGATGGCACCGAAAGCCGCCTATTTCGATAATGTATTGCAAAGTGAGGGGCTTATCACGACAAACATCATAGCCAACGAACTCGGCATAAGTGCAAAGAAGCTGTATAAGCTGTTGAAAGAGTTGGGTGTGCTTTACAATCAGAACGGTATTTATATGCTTTATGTCAAATATCGAGGGTTAGGCTATGACAAGTATCGAACACATACCTACACAAGCGATACAACGGGTATGCAGGTCGCAAAACAGTATCTCTGCTGGACACAACTTGGTCGAAAATTCATACTCGATTTGATAGAAAGCAAATCTGTGGCTTAAAATATTTTGTATAAATGAGAAATACGGGATTCTGTATGAGTTCCGTATTTTTTTATAGTTGCTTTTCAAAATAGCCAAGAAATTCCATTCCTTCCAATTATTCCATTGATACATATTAAATGTTGAAAATAGAAATACCGAACAATTATCTAATTGTTTCGGATTGATAGAGCAGGAATTTTATGTGATGAGGTTGATAAGGTAACTTTGAAAGCAAAAGGTAAAAACGTTTAAATAATTATATATGGCAAAGCTCGTTTTTCGTGTACAGGCAGACTATGAGGAAGTTATAAAACTTCGCAATGAAATAGAAAAGCTGAAAAAGGAATTAAAAAGCATGGACGCTACGCAGTCCCCTGCTGCTTTCAAGGCTCTTAATGCCCAGTTGTCCGCATCCACACAACGGATGGATGAACTGGTGGGTGAAGCTGCCAAAGCCGGTGCAGTCATGGAAGGCAGTTTCAAAAAGAAAATCTTCGATGCTTCCCAGGTTGTAAACGGACTGTCGGAGAAGATTATGTTTCAGCGTGGAACTATCCAACAGTTAAAAAATGAATTGTCGGGTCTTAAAGACAAGTACCGTGAAGTATTAAAGCAAGATGGAGATACCTCTTCTTTGGAAGCTAAGATAAAATCCACGAGCGAAAAACTGAAGGAGCAGAAGAGTGTATTGTTTAATCTAACCCAAGAACAAGCTAACGCCCGGCTGTCGGTTAAAAAGCTCCGTGACGAATACGAGCTTTATAATAATGACGGAAAGAAAGTCGTAGCAACCAATAATGGCATCGCTATTTCTTGGAAGAAAGCATTGGCGGTTACCGGTGGTGCTGGGGTATTAAAGGCATTAGGCTCTGAAATGATTCGTGTCCGTGGCGAGTTCCAGGCTGCTGATACAGCTATTCAGACCTTGTTAGGCAGCAAAGAGAAAGCAGATGCGCTCATGGCTCAGGTACGTGAGTATGCCAAGATTTCTCCGCTTGAATTTTCCGATGTGACAGCAGCTACGCAGATGATGCTTGGTTTCAATATCGAAGCCGAGAAAGTGCCCCGTTTTCTTTCCGCAATAGGTGATGTGTCTATGGGAGAAACGCAAAAGTTCAATTCTCTCACGCTTGCTTTCTCTCAAATGTCCGCTGCCGGAAAACTTATGGGACAAGACCTTAATCAGATGATTAATGCCGGATTCAATCCGCTTCAAATTATGTCTGAAAAGACCGGCAAGTCGATTGCCACCCTCAAAGATGAGATGTCCAAAGGAGCCATTTCCGCAGAGATGGTGCAGCAGGCGTTTATTGACGCTACTTCCGCAGGAGGCAAGTTCTATAATATGTCCGAAAATGCTTCCAAGACTATCAACGGTCAACTGTCTATGATGCAGGATGCCATAGATACTGTGTTCAATGAGCTGGGAACGAAGTCGGAAGATGTAATCGTGGACGGTATTCAAATGACTACCTCTCTGATTGAAAACTATGAGACAGTCGGTAAGGTGTTAATGGGATTGGTTGCTACCTATGGCACATACCGGACATCTCTTATGCTTTCTTTGATTGCAACAAATAAATTGATGACTGCGGAATTATCACTTAATAGAGTGAGGGCTATGGCAAGAATAGCCCAAATGTCATTAAATAAAGCTATTAGTGCTAATCCATACGTGTTTGCAGCAACGTCATTGATGGGGTTGGTATCTTCTCTTTATATCTTTTCCGATGTGACATCTGCGGCTGAAAAGGCACAGAATAACTTCAATGCTTCAATTGAATACCAAAATAACTCACTTGAAAGACTAAAACGTGATATAGACCAGTATGTTTCTGTCATTCGCAATGAAACTGCATCTCAATATGAAAAAATCAAGGCGTATGAAATTTTAAAAGAGATTATGCCCTCCGTTTTCTCCAATATGGATATTGAGAAGTTGAAGTTAATGGATATTCTTTTTCTTAATGAAAAAATATCCAATGAAGTAGCTAACAGAGAAAGGATTGGTGCGAAAACAAGTCTTGTTCTACGGCAAAAAGAATTAGCAGCTGTTTCTTCAAGACTTGATAACGCAGTAGAGCGTCAAGCGCAATCTCCTACTGCGCAAAACTCCGCTGTTATTGATAAGTTGCAAAATGAAAAGAAAAGGCTTGAAAAAGAGGTTGAACTTGCCCAAAAGAATGTCGATAAAATTCTTGAACTACAAAACAAAACGAATAAAGTTGATTCCGAATCAGAAACGAAAAATAAATCATATTGGGAAAAACAGAAGAAAGAAGCTGAAACCGCCTTAAACTCCATTGCATCCTCTCAAAAGAAATTAATGGATGCCGGTAACTTCAAAGAAATAGATGCAGACGTTGTAAAAAGCTATAAGGATAATGTCAAGAAGCTAAAGGAGGCAGAAAAAGAACTGAAAGTTTACGATTCTTCTTCCAAGCAACAGAAGGAAGCCGACAAGCAACTCAAACAGCAGGAAAAGCTTGCTGAGCAACTTCTTTCTCTCCGCCGTAAGAACCAACAGGACGAAATAGGTCTTATGGACGATGGTACAGAGAAGAAGCTGGCGCAGATTGACGCAGACTTTGACGCTCAGATGCAAGCCATCGAGAAGAAGGCTAAAGAACTGGCTAAGGCTAGCAAAGAAGCCGGTATAACCGATGTCAATAAAGACGGACTGACCAAAGACCAGCAGGATGAGATAGACAAGGCTCGCAAACTGAATCTCAAAGCTCGCGCCAAAGAGGAGGGTAACCTCTATAAAGCTGAAGCCGAGGCCATGCGTAACTACCTGAAAGAATACGGTACATTTCAGCAACAGAAGTTAGCCATTGCAGAAGAATATGCGGAGAAGATAAGGAAAGCTCAAAGCGAAGGCGAACGGTTGTCGTTGGAAAAAGAACGCGATTCCGCGCTTTTGGGTGTCGATGTCAAAGCGGCACAACAAAACATCGACTGGCAAAGCGTGTTCGGTGATTTGGGATTAATGCTTCGGGAACAGATACAGCCCACTATTGACAACCTAAAGAAAATCACGCAATCGGACGAGTTCAATAATTCTTCCGTTGAAGACCAACAAAGGATATATGATATACTCTCACAGCTTGAAAGGCAATCCGGTATGCTCGGAAAGGATATGTTTAAGGATGTCGCAAAAGACTTGGAATTATATCGTAATAGCCTGAACGCTTACAATAAGGCGCAACAAAGAGAAGTCGAAGCAACGAACGCACTGGTTAAAGCCAAAGAGAATCTTAAACGGGCGCAAGAGAATGGCGGTGATGTGGAATCGGCCCGGAAAGCCGTAGATGAAGCCGAATCAATATTCAACCGGGCATCCGAAAGTGTAAAGGCGCTTGGGGATAGAGCTGCCGAGAATGCGGAAGCGCTTAAAACGTCCTCGGAAAAAGCAAGGGGAGCACTTCATAATCTTGCCGATGGTTTGGACAAACTAAAATCCGGTTCGTTGTCACAAGTGTTTGATGGTGTCAAAGATATTGGGAAATCACTTGGTGGCAAGATTGGCGATGCTATTGCTAATATAGACCCTACCGGTATAATCGGTGGAGTACTTACCATTCTTGACGTATTGAAGGACGGGGTGTCAAGCATATTCGTATCTCTTCAAGATACTTTATATGGAGCGATTGAAGGAATTCTGGATGATGTATTCAGCGGTGATATAATAGTCAAGCCTATTCAAAACACGCTGGGGCATATAGGGAAGATACTTGATACCGTCACCTTTGGAGGATTCAGCTCTTGGTTTGGTATTGGCGGTAATGCTAAAGAAGTCCAGAAAACCATCGACCGCCTGACAGAGCGCAACGAGATATTGGGTAAATCCATCGACCGTCTGACCGATATAATGGAAAAGTCTGCCGGGTCTAAGGCTATATCCGCTTATGAGGAAGCCCGCAGGAACCAGCAGGAGAAGAACGAGAATCTGCTTGGCATTGCACAAGCGCAAGCGGGCTACCACAACTCACATAAGAGTTGGCAGCATTACATGGGGTGGACTGACGAGCAGCTGAAATGGGCACAAGAGAATGTAGATGCCGGCTTTACCGGAACAAACTCGCTGTGGAATCTTACTCCGGAGCAGATGAACAAGCTCCTTAGCAACGTCAACATCTACGAGCAGATAAAGAACGCTGGTAAAGGCGGTTATGGTGGTCGCGTCATGGAAGACCTGGAAGAATACGCCGAACAGGCTGGCAAGATAGCCGACCTTGAAGCCAGCATCAACGAGTCATTGATGAACGTTTCCTTTGATAGCCTGCGTAGCAGTTTCTTGGACTCCCTTATGGACATGGAGAAGGATGCCAAGGAGTTCTCTGATGACTTCTCGGAAATGCTTCAACGCGCATTGCTGGATTTCTCGCTTGGAGAAACGTTCGACAACGAATTGAAGGACTGGTATAACGATGTGGCTAAAGCAATAAGTGATAATAGCGGGAAGTTGTCTGAAACACAAATGGATGATTTCAAAAAACGCTATGATGACATTGTGAACGCTGCGATGTACGAGCGTGACAAGATTGCCGAACTCACCGGATATACCGGCGGTAAGGACGACACCCGCGAGGCTTCTCAAAAGGGTATCGCTACAGCCTCGCAAGATTCAGTAGACGAGAACAACGGTCGGTTGGCTGTCATGCAGGGACATACATACTCCATCAATGAGAATGTTACCCGTATGGCTGCCGGAATAGACACCATAGCCGCACACACGGTCAACCTATCGTACTTGACGAACATTGACAAGACCATGCAGTCCATTCTTTCTATGCGGGATGCCTCCCTCGCCCATCTGTCGAACATTGACAGCCATACGGCAAGGCTGGAAGCTATTGAGAATGCCATTGTCTTTATGAAGAACGATATAAACACCATGCTGATTAAAGGATTAAAGTTAAGCAAGAACTAAACAATGAAAGGACAACTCTACATAGACGGCAAAGACATCTTCACCGAACTTGGTGTCGCCACGCTGAAAGGCAACTACGGCGAGCTGGTAGCATTCCCGCCCTCCAAGACACCCGATAGCAACGATTGGGCAGAAGAGGACGGTAAAGAGTTCGATTTGTCCGCCATTGCCCTTGACAGCCGGGAACTCACCCTCTCATTCGGATTCTTCTCCGAATGGAAGTATAATAACTTCGTAGCCCTCATCTCTGACATGGCGTACCATGACTTCTACTTCCCGCAATTGGGACGTACATTTAAACTAAGGCTATCGTCACAGAACAGCTTTGAAATCTACAATACCACGCAGATGTCAAGATTCACGTTCGCCAATGATTTTCCCCGTCCGGCTGATTATGTCTATCAGTCGCCGGTGAACACAATCCCGCTGCCGAAAGGTTACGAACTGGACGATGTAGACCTGTCTTCTTACGGTGTGCTCATTCTCAAAGGTACGAATGAAGAAATACTTAAAACTCCGGCGGTGAAGAAGAACCTCTTGCAGAACTTCAAAAGGCAAGATGGCGCAATCTACGACGGTGAATATGTGAAGTTCCAGACGAAAGATGTTAACCTTAAATGCCTGATGCGTGCACCGGATTTTGAGACGTTCTGGCGTAATCGTGACGCTCTTTTGCATGACCTCACAAAGCTGTCTTCAAAGACTGACAGTGAAGGATACGAGTATAAAGATGCGGAGCGTATATTTTATGTTGACGAGTGGTCTGAAAGCTATCCATGCTACTACAAGAGTTGCAAGACGGTTGATTTCAATCCGCTTGGCGGGATATGGTGGGAGTTCACGTTGACACTCGTGTTCACCAGCTTCCGGCTTGGAGATACCGAGTACTTGCTTGCTTCTGAAGCCGGAGAGTTCATAATAACTGAAGATGAAGAATATTATATAGACTTAGGAGATTAAGATATGCCTATCAGAAAGAAGAAAATATCAGACCTGACCCTTGCCGACAGTTTGAAAGGCTTGTACACTATCGGCTATAAGGTTGTTGGCGGAGTAAAAACCAGCGTAAAGGTTGGTTTGGAGTATATTCAAGTCGCTTATGAGGATGTGGTAAAGGCTACGCAGGATGCTATTTCTGCCGCAAAGACAGCTCTTACAGCTGCATCTACAGCCGATACCTCACGAGAGGCTATCGAAGCCAACGAACTCGAAAGAGAAAGTAACGAGAGTGCCCGTAAAACCTCTGAACAGGAACGGGCGGCTGCGGAAAATCAGCGGGTTACAGCCGAAACCGGACGTGACAACGCAGAGAAAGCCCGTGTGACAGAGTTCAACAAAATAAAGACAGATGCCGAGAAAGCTACCGGTGACGCAATCTCTGCCACCGGCAAGACGAATGAGGCTACTCAGAATGCCAATGTTGCCACGAACGCCGCCAATGCCGCCACCGCAGCCGCCAACCAAGCCGCCATTGAAGCGAACAAGTCGGCAGAGAACGCAGATGAAAAGGCGGTACTTGCTGATACCGCAGCGGCCAATGCCAACGACACCGCGGAACATCCTACTTATATCGGACAAGACCACTATGTCTACAAATGGAACAAGACCGCCCAAGCATACGACAAGACAGACATCTACACCAAAGGCGATGCTTTCTCTATCAAGAAGGTGTATGCTTCTGTTGCAGAATTGGAAGCCGATGCCGATAACACAGGGATTGCCGAAGGCGATTTTGTGTTGGTTAATACGGGTGATGTTGAAGACCCCGACAATGCAAAATTGTATGTCAAGGCTGATGGTGACTTTGAGTTCCTTGTCGATATGTCCGGTGCTATCGGTTTTACGGGCAAGACACCACAGTTTTCAATGGGCACAATATCCACGCTTGAAGCCGGGTCAACGGCAACGGCTACCATATCAGAGGATGGAGTGGACAATGACGGCAATCCGAAGTACAAAATCAACTTCGCCATTCCTCGTGGTAATCCCGGTGCTCCTTTCCGTATTGCCGGAGAATACGCCACCCTTGAAGCCTTGAAATCCGCCGTTCCCGACGGCTCGGCAGTTGACGGGTTCATGGCCGTAGGTACTGAAGCTCCTTACGATTACTACGCATGGGTAAACGGCGACTGGGTTAATCAAGGGAAGATAGCGGGCGGCGGTTCGGGGAATGTGGTAGTTATTCCTGCTGCTGCGATGAGCCTAAGCGACCAAGCAACATCCGATGAGATATTTAATGCCTTTGGTGGAAAGCAGAATTTAATAGATATAATAAAAAAAGTAAAAGATGAAGATTGCGTTGTCATAGCGAAAACCGATGATGACCCTAATGCCGTGCTGCAACACACATCCTTGGTAGTAAATGCGACTTATGTTAATGACAATAACCTGATACTTGGCTTGGTTTCTTGGAGTATAGATGTCACTTCGCAAATGATAATCCAAGTGCTTGATGGTATTGCATCCTATAATGAAATATCTACACCACTTATGACCGAAGCCCCCTCTGACGGTAACGCCTACGGTCGTAAAGATAAAGATTGGGTGGAAGTTCCCGAAAAGTCCGATGTCCTCACCAAAAATAACGTTACCGAATATACGCCTACGGAGCCTTATCATCCGGCGACGAAGAAGTATGTGGATGATAAAACAAAGATTTACAAATACGATAATAGTGATATTATAGGGAATTTGTTAAATGCTGTTGAAGTTACAGGAGATACTGCAGTTATCCCATACATCAATTCTATATTCGGGAACGAAGACAATTGTAAAGATATTATTCTAAGGCTCGCAAGAGGAGAGATTTCCTCTTTGAAATTCATATACGAATTTGAAGACCCGGATACACATTTTTACTCTTACAGGGTTGTTTCTTCTGAGGCTTTTTACATTTATATAGAGGAAGGTAATGGTGAATATGAGTTGCAATTTACGACCACCGATATGTGGGTTCGTATTGATATTGTAGAAAGTAACCTCAATAATTATAAATTCATTGTCAAGAATCTTGTTAGCTCTGATAATATTACTACTCTTACTAAGAAATCAACAGAGCAGTATGCAGCCATTACTAACAAGGGTGCCAATACAGCATATTGTGTAACCGATTAAAACAACAATTATGAGTAACGAAAATAGTAATCTTAGAGTTGGTTCGGCGGGAGCTGGGCTGTTTGTGGGTAGTACTGAAATATTGGGCGGTGGAGACAATGTTATAATAAATAACCCTGCTTTAATTATCGCAAACAATACGAATAAATCTGTTAAAGGCACTTTAAGCGGTGATACTTATGAAGAAGATATTCGTGTAGATTTAAATCCCGGTCAAGTTAAATTTATATGTGTTGATGCAAATGTTAGTGGGCGTATTTTATTTGACAATAACGTTGACTGCTATGTAAGTGGAATGTATTATGATGATAATGATTCATATGGCTCTATAAGAGATGAAAGAATCAACGAGGGTGCAATTCCTGTATTCAACTACTATTGGAATTGTTGCGTAGTTCTGGTTATAAATAACTATTATACAACTTAAATTCTTTGGAAATGAAAACTATCTTTTTAGACAACAAATTTGCCAAATTGATACTCTTTGGTAGCTATCATACAATCATGCTCTTCGGCTTTATCCTATCCATTCTGAAAGAGATAACCGCCGAGACAGAACGCCACGAGCGTACACATCAGAAACAGTTCTTCGAGTGCATGGAGATAGCGGCCATCCCGTCCGTATTATTATCATTCTATGTCAGCGCATGGTGGTTGCTCCTTATCCCGCTATTCTATTACATTCTGTATTTGGCAGAATGGTTTGTGAGCTTCGTGTACCACTTGTTTACGGATGATAAGATAGATGGCGGCAAGGTAAACAATAACGCCTATCGAGCGAGCGCATTTGAGATGGAAGCCAAACTGAACCAAGACAATCCGAACTATCTGAAAGAACGGAAGTGGGGAGCGTGGTTCCATTATTACGGCAAGATATAAAACCCGTCTTGTTCTCACGAATAAGGCGGGGACTGGTCTTGCAATTGGCAATAAGTGTGAGTATGATATGGAGATATTGCAAAACCAAGATTAATCAAACACATTAAACCTTTACCCATGTTTCGCAACAGAGAAAGGACTAAACGAACAAATATAATACACTACTAATAAAAACGCTTATTGCCGATTCCTCTAATCAAAACAACTATAAACCCTGCAAAGGTATAGATAATTACAATATAAAGCAATGAGAAGACAGGTGTATGATTAACGACTAATAAGGTTTCAGTCTGTGAAACAAAGCATTTAACTAAAGATAGAAAGGAAAAATGAAAGATGTAATTTACAATTTTATCAGTGAACACATGATGACGCATATCGTGCTCATCGCCTTATGTATTGCGGCTACTATCGGAGCCATGTTTGTTGACCTCGTATCGGGTGTGATGAAAGCCCGTCAACGGGGAGAAGCGAGGACATCCACAGGCTATAAGAAGACAGCCACCAAAGCAAGGAAGTATTTTACGCCGTTTATTGAACTGTGCTTCATAGACCTCTTATGTTGCGTAGTGATACCTTTCCCTGTGTTCTCAATGTTGTGGACGGGTTACTGCATTTTTTGCGAGTTTAAATCAGTACGCGAAAAATCATGGGAGAAAGCCGAACTTAGAAAGGCGGAGAAGACTATGAATATCATTATCGAGAACAAAGACGATATAGCCAAAATTGTAGCGCAGATGCTGTTTGATAACGAAAAAACAAAAGAGGAAAAGAAATGAACGGTGATTCAATCATCATCCATTGCCCGGCTACGAAATCCGGGTGGAATTTACGGGGAAGTCTAAAAAAACCCGCTTTACCAGTCGCAGGCAAAACGGGATACTTAGGTAGATTTTACATTGTGAATAGAGATTAGCACATAAACAGGTAAAGTTTGTAAAATCCACCAGGCATAAAGAAATTATGAGCTATATAGTTAAAATTAGATGGTGAATAAAAATAACGAACAACAAAACTATTAAACCTGTTTTACCAATCACCTAAAATGATAAAAAGATTGTTATATCAGACTATCCTCACGGACAATGATGTTACAAATATACAGTTTTCAAATAAATAACGCAAATATATGGCATTTATGATAGAACATATAAAAACAGAATCCCGTCTTACTCATCACAAGCAAGACGGGGCACAATTTACATGAAAAAACAATGTAAGCAATAACTTACCCGGACAAAGGTACAATAAATAATTGGATTAGGATATGATTACTCTACATAACGGAAATGAAACAATCGAGCTTCTTACGGATGACAACAGTTATTCCTATGAAGCTGTAATGGGTGACGACACGCTGACACTGTATTTTTCCCATCCGGGCTATATTGACGTTCCGGTAGGCTCGTGGTGCGAGTTCTACGGCAAGCGTTATTCACTCAAGAAAGACAGCAATTTCAAGAAGAATGGCGAAAGGAATTACAGCTACACGCTTGTCCTTGAAACATCCAAAGCCGATACGGAACTTTGGAAGATACGCAATACGGTAGACAACCGTATCAAGTTCCCCTATACCGCCAAGCCGAAAGAACACTTAAAGCTGATAGTGGACAATCTGAACAGGCGCTCTTCGGGGTGGGTAATAGGTGAATGTGTCGAGGGTACGGAGAAGCTGATAAACTACAACCATACCGTTTGTCTGGACGCTTTGAGCCAACTGGCCGAAACTTATGAAACCGAATATCAGATTACGGAAACTGTCATAGAGGGGGTACATACAAAGACTGTACATTTGAAGAAAGTCGAGTACAACAAGGACAATCCCCTGACTTTATCCTATGGCAAGGGGCACGGTTTCAAGACGGGTGTCGGCCGGGAAAGCGGCGACATACCGCCCGAAATCATCCTTGTGGAAACAGCCGACCGGAATATCGACTACTCCAAATACGGTGCAAAGGAACTGTTGATGCCCAAGTCCCAGTCTATCCGCTATGACGGTACGCACTTCGAGGGTGAAGAGGGTTTCAACGCTTCCGCTTCCCGCACTTACAAAACTGATGAATACGGAACAAGCGTTATGCGTGCCGACCGTGAGCTGACCACGGGCAAAGAAGACAGTTTGGACTGTACGGAGATTTATCCCTCACGCGTAGGAGAAGTCAGCAAAGTGACTACGATAAATACGGAAAAACACTTCTATGACTTTTACGATACCGGTATTCCGAATAACCTCAATTTTGAGGATTGCCTTATTGAGGGTGAGAAAATGACCGTTATCTTCCAATCCGGTATGCTTTCCGGCAAGGAGTTCGAGGTTAAATACACTCATGTAGGACGTAAATTCGAGATAGTCCCGCAGGAGATAGACGGTATCACTATGCCGGACGGTGGTGTATGGATGCCGGAAGTTGGTGATAAATACGCTGTGTTCGGCATTCAGTTGCCCGAAGCCTATATAAGTGACAATGCCACAAGAACAGGTGCATCATGGGATGTGTTCCGGGAAGCTGTTAAGTATCTCTACGAACACGAGGATAAGAAGTTTACCTTCACTGGTACACTTGACGGCATTTGGGCAAAGAAACGCTGGCTGACTGTTGGCGGTAAAATCGTATTGGGCGGTTTCGTGAGCTTCACGGATAATCAGTTCCATCCCGAAGGGTCACTCATTCGTATAGTCGGCATCAAACGGTATGTGAACAACCCGTACAGTCCCGAAATAGAACTGTCCAACACTCCGGTAGGTACATCCGTGGCAAGCGAGCTTAATAAGATAGAAACGAACGAAGTACAAGTTGAAGAGAATCATAAACAAGCCCTTCAATTTACCAAACGTTACTATCGTGACGCAAAAGAGACAATGGAAATGCTTGCCGACAGTTTACTTAACTTCTCCGGAGCAATCAACCCGATAACGGTCGCCACCATGCAGATGCTTGTGGGTGACGAGAGTTTACAATACAGATTTGTCAACTCCAAGACAAATCCGGTGGTAGTTAACCATGATATTAGCTACAATTCGAGTACAAAGGTCTTGAACGCTCCGGCAGGTATTATCCAACACATGACACTTGGTATCACTTCTTTATCCAATACTCATGCGGCAAGCGACTATAAGTATTGGGATATGGCAGAATACAATTCACCCTCACTCACCAACCCGGAAAAGAAATTCTACCTATATGCCAAGTGTAGCAAGGATAACCAGTCGGGGATGTTCCTCTTAAGCGAAACAGCTATTGCGTTGGAACAGATAGACGGTTATTATCATCTGCTTGTCGGTATCCTGAACAGTGAGAATAACGGGGAGAGAAGCTTTGCCACGTTATACGGATTCACAGAGATACTACCGGGGCGGATAACTACGGATAAGATAGTCGCTTCTGACGGAGTTAGCTATCTTGACTTATTCAACGCATCTATGAAGTTGGGGGATGCCTTGATGTACAATCTTAATGGAGACAAGGCACTTTATCTTAAATGTATCCTTAGCGAATATGCAAGTCTTGGCGGCTGGACTGTACGTAACGGAAAACTTGTATCGAAGAATGAGAACGTCTATCTCGACGGTAATAACGGCAAGGTTCGTTTAGCAGGTACCATTCAGTTATCTACCGGATATACTGGTAATATTTCCGATGTTAACTTGTTTCATCTTCCTGCAATAACCTCTGAGAAAAAAATGACGATGGGATATGAGAGGGAAGATTTGGGTAAGGTGGTAAGGCTTTACAACAGTAGTCCTTACGGTGGTGCTAACTACATGATACAGGGTAATAAGTTCCATCACAGTGACGGAGCCACGTATTCGGAATCTTCCTATTACGCAATTTTAGGCCCGCAGGAGGTTATAGAGATGTCCTGTTTTGAAAGACCGTCAGCCGGTGGCGATTATGCCGGCGAGTGGATTATTTCCAACCGTTTTGGTATTGATGATTTCAAGACGGCAGGAGCGAAAGGCCGATTTGCAAGGATTATGGCTACAGGAAGAGTGATCGGCACAAATAGCGGGGCGAATATATCCGGTACTCTCTACAATGGAACCGCATTAAGTTCCTCTTGTTCGGTTTCAAGAATTGATACAGGGTATTACCGCATCACCGCCAATGATAGTGTAATTCCCTCTGGATGCATGGTGGTGGCTACCGGGTATGGATATAGCTATGGCTCCACTATCGCTCCGATAAAGGCTACTGTGATAAGCGTTGTTGCCAGTCGTATAGATATTAGGACTTCGGATGATTCCTCGGTCAATGATGGTTCGTTCGATTTCGTGATATTCGCTCCGGAGTGGCAGTATGATTTTTCAAAGAGAGGATAGGCATTAATAATTATAAATAGAAAGGAAATGAAAGGATTAGATGAATTATTCGTAGTGGCATGGATTCTCTTTGGAGAGTACTTACTTGTCTTGATGGCGGTAATGGCTGATTTATGGAGTGGTGTCAGAAAAGCCAAGTAACGTGGAGAAATCCGGTCGAGCTACGGCTTCAAAAGAACGATTGACAAGCTTGCTAAGTATTACAACATGCTTATTGCTCTTACGGTGATAGACTGCATGCAGATGGTTGGTATCTGGTATTTGGATAATTATTACGATTATCATCCGCCTATCTTTCCGATAATTACTTTGCTTGGTGCTATCGGTATCAGTGCAATAGAGGTACGTTCCATTTATGGGAAGGCGGATGATAAGATAAAGAATGAGTACTAGCAGGCAGCCATACTTGTAGCCGAGGTTCTTAAACATAAGGATTCACCGGATAAATTGGCTAAAGCGATAGTGGAAAAGATTAATAAAGGTGTAATTAAGGAGGAAACAAGATGAAGTATTTCACAATTGAAGAACTCTGCCAATCAACAACGGCAGACCGTAAAGGCATCGACAACAGATGCAGTAACGAAATTGCAGCTAATCTGACTGCATTAGTTGATAATGTTCTTGACCCGCTGCGTATATGGTACGGCAAACCTATTACAGTCAACAGTGGTTATCGCTGCCCTGCATTGAATAAAGTTGTAGGCGGTGCGGCTACCAGCCGGCACATGAGCGGGCAAGCGGCTGACATTGATACGGGAGACAGACAGCAAAACAAACTCTTGTTTGAGTACATTCGCAAGAACCTGCCTTTTGACCAACTGATTGATGAGAGTAACTTCGCTTGGGTGCATGTCAGCTATCTGGCGGACGGTAAGAACCGGAGTCAAGTACTGAAGCTATGAAAAAAACACTTTGGCTATTAGTTGTATTGCTGGTAATCGCTTGTGTGGCGGCTTGGTTCCGTCCGCACGAGCCTTTGCCGGCGGAAATCCGTACCGAAACGAAAATACAGACGGTTGTCAAGACTGATACGGTTCTTATTTCGGCACCGATAGCTGTCTTTTGGCAGATATTATCGAATGACACTGTGCGCATAGGCGATACCTTGCTTTATCGTAAACAGGTAGTGTATGAAGATAGTCTGTATCGGGCAGTGGTGAGCGGATATGTAGACCCACGGATGGATAGTATGACTGTGTATCCAAGGACGGTTTATCAGACGGTGACGAATGACATCTATCATCCGGTCACCATAAAGTCGAAGAAGAAGCGTTGGGGATTAGGGTTGCAGGTTGGGTATGGGTATCCAGGTGGATTCTATGTGGGAGCTGGGGTGAGTTATGATTTGTGGCAGTGGTAAAGATAAAATCAGAGCTTTTTAAAAAGAATGTATTTGAAATTTTTTATTTTATGCAGAAAATTATTTCCTTTGTTAAAAAAATCAGAAACTATGGAAGCCAACGAGCAAATACTACCTAAAACATCTTTAGTGGTGGATTTTAAAAATATACAGCCGGTAGAGTTGATTGAACTTACTAAATCTTTATGTGCTTTAAATAATCAATTTAAAGCATTCGCACAAAAGAATGGATGTATTGAAGAACAAACTGATGCTAAATTATATGTAAGTAAGATAACCAAAGGAAGTATAATAGTTGAGCTCGTAGAATATGCGTCAGCTGCATTAATTCCAGTTATAATAGAAAACCCTGACCTTATTATAAGTTTCTCCAAATATATAAAGGAAGTTTTTGACTACTTTATATATAATAAAGGAGAAAAGCCCGTATTAACAGTTAGCGATTTAAAGGATTTTTCTTCTTTAGTTTCTTCTACTGCAAAAGATAATGGCTCAAAATTAGAAATATCAGCGAGAGATAATGGCACTAATAATTTTTATAATTGTGTTATTGTTAACTCTTTAGAATCCAATGCTATGCAAAATAGGACTAAAATGGAAATAGAGTCGATTTCTTCTGTTTCAAATAATGATGTCGTTTATGAAAAACAAATAATGATATTACATCAAGTGCGTAAAGGAGATAAAGACAAGAAGGGGACTAAAGCTAAGATTGATGGATTAAATGATAATTATTTGAACGTCGTTTTTGAAGGCGGATTAAAGGAAGAAATGTTGGAATCTACTGGAATTAATCCATTAAAAACAGCATATGTTGTGGATGTGAGTATACAGACCGTTCAAAATAAGCCTTTTGCCTATAGAGTTTTGAAGCTCCACGAAATGATACAATTGGATGAGTGAAGTTTATTGTTATGTAATTTAAGTAATAGTCATTTAGCCCCGGTTTTCGTCGGGGCTTTTTTATTTACTTTTTATTTGATAATTCCTCTTGACTTTGTATTTTTGTGAAGCAACTTTGATTTTATAATACTATGAATAGATTTTTATTAGCTACTTTCCTTTCTTTTGTTGGGATTGTATTGTTTGCTCAAACTCCGTATAAGACGTATTGTAATCTTATAGGTGATGAAAACTCACTAAAGAAGGGTGTTGTAAGTGTAAGAATTGATTACGGGCAGGAGGATTTGAAAGATAATAAGTTCGTGGATGAAAATGGGAAAGAGATAAAGTTTCGCACAATGGTTTCGGCAATGAATTTCATGTCTAAATTAGGTTGGCAATTGGAGCAAGTGTACAATCGAATTGACCAAGTTGATGGAAGCCCTATAATTATTTGGGTCTTATCGAAAGAGATTACTTCGGAAGGAGAAATAACAAAGGGATTTCAGACCAAACGAATGTATGATACCTCTCAAGCTCATAAAAATAAGGTAAAGGTAGACTAATGGCTGTTTTTTGTAGAATTTGTAGAAGGAGCGGCTAAATCAGCTACTCCTTCTATTATTTGCATATAAAAAACTTAACTATCTATCTGGATTTGTATCTGTAAATACAACGTATGTCCCATTTATCATAGATAAGGATTGCCGACGTTGCAGTCCGTCTAGGCGTCCTGCGTGCAGGCGAAAAGTACCAATCCCGCTGCTAAGCACAAGGTAGAAAAATATCTGTATTTCTTCATCACATCTCTGTTATTTATCCATTAGTCCGTCATTGGGGAATATTCCCCGTTTATCATGGAGAAGAGCTGGCGGCGTTGCTGAATGCCGTCGGGATGCTTGTAGCCCACGTGCATCCACGAGGGCACACCTTTGCTGTCTTCGCCTTCGGAAATCAGCTGGTCGAAATCGTTGTCAGCAAGGAAGTCACGGCAGAAGCGTTTGAACTCCATCATCCTACCATTTGTCGGCACGAGGTCAAAAGCATAGCCGTGGCAGTGCGCCGAAGTGGCAGAACCGCCCACGGCTTTGTTCAGCTCCGGGCCACAGTAACCGGAGGAGATGCGGATGCCCGGCGAGCCCAGCCCATGTGCCCTGCAATGCTGTTCCCATGCTTCGCGCAGCGGGTCTATCAGTATTTCTATACTCTCCACGATGTGTGCCTTGTGTGCCGCACCCGGTGTGTTGTCAATGCCTTTAGCTTTCGCTGTATCGGAACGCGTGCATTCCTCCATTGTAAAATACTTCATATTACTAAGTTTTTAAGTTTGTTATTCATCTGTCAGGATTGTTCCTTCATTCAAATAAAACGGATAGACCATGTTGCTCCGATTGTTGGTACGCACCACGATGTAGGTGAGGTGTATCAGCAACAATCCTTCCGTCGGTTGTTCCTCGAACGACACACCTTCCAGCGTGATGCGCGGTTCGAAGAGTATCACCGCACGGGTGATGTCGTCCCGCATCCGCACCAAGGTCTTCGTAGTGAGTGGTTCGAAAGCGTAGCGGCGCAAGGGGCAGCCGTAGTCGTAACGGCCGACACGCTCGCCAGGCGTGGTGCTGAAGAGGATGCGCAGGCTCTCTTCGATGTCCTTTTCGTAGGAGGACATCCTTACACCGTCTTCTGTCAGTTTGAGGGGGAAACTCCAGCCCCGTCCGAGAAAGGCGTTGTTGTCCAACAAGTTTTTCAGTTCGTCCATGTTCTTATCCTCCTATCATTACCGTAGGGCATCCTGCCACCATCTTGAAGTGGAACTGTACCAGTGGTTTCCAAGTATTGCTGTCAGGAGCCATACTTTAACTCGTTTTTAAGGTTATGCCGGAGTGACGCCTTCATGCGTAAGCACGATGGTTTCCATGGACACACCGTTGCCGTCTGCCTTGAAGCTTTCCACGGTGTACTTCTTGGGCCATGCATTGGTCAGCTTCCAGCTCTGTACCGGGTTACCGCTTTCATCCAGGAGGGCAACAGTCACGCTTTCGCGCTGGATGACGTTTATCTTCACCTGGTTAATCCAATCCCATAGTGTCTTGTCGTCCTTGAACATCGCTTTTCTCAGGGTCACATCGCCGCTCTTGCGCAACCCCGGCATTTTGACCTTGGTGAACCCTGGCATGTCACCGGAACGGTATTCGATTACGTCGAACTCGATATCGAGTCCCGACACTTCCTTGCAGGAGATTTTACCCACATTCGATATTTCCACGCTGAAATGAAATTCAGGTACGGACCATGTCTGAACGCTCTGAGCGGCTCCATTTTCGTCTGCCAT